ACCCAGATTTTAAACAAGAAGATTACACAAAACTAGTAGACGATTCATCCGGTCGAGATGATGAATGTGATATTTATACACACGTCGTACTAGATAACAACAGATGGATCTGGCACCAAGAGGTGTACGACAAGATCCTACCCAAGTCTATGGGCAAGGCACCTCTTGACGCAAACCCCTGGCTTGTGCTACGCTTTAACCACGTGGACGGAGAAGTCTATGGACGTGGTAGGGTCGAAGAGTTCATCGGAGACCTGAAGTCACTTGAAGCACTGTCACAAGCAGTGGTTGAAGGCAGCGCAGCAGCTGCTAAGGTAGTGTTTACTGTCAGCCCAAGCTCCACCACCAAGCCCGCTACCCTTGCCAAGGCAGGTAACGGTGCTATCATCCAGGGACGCCCTGATGACATTGGTGTGGTGCAGGTTGGTAAGACAGCTGACTTCCAAACTGCTTATCAAATGATCGGGTCACTGACTCAACGTTTGAGTGAGGCATTCCTTATCCTTAACGTTAGGGATTCGGAGCGTACCACCGCAGAAGAAGTTAGGATGACACAACTAGAACTTGAACAACAACTTGGAGGATTGTTCTCTTTGTTAACTGTTGAGTTTCTTGTCCCGTATCTTAACCGTAAGCTTTCTGTAGCACAGAAAACTGGTGAGATTCCACGCCTACCTAAAGGTGGTATTGTACGTCCTACTATTGTTGCAGGCATCAATGCCCTTGGTCGTGGTCAAGATCGTGAAAGCCTTAGTCAATTCCTTACTGTCATTGCACAAACTATTGGTCCTGAAGCTATTTCACAATACATCAACACTGATGAAGTCATCAAACGATTGGCAGCTGCCTCTGGTATTGATGTACTAAACCTTGTAAAGAGTATGGATGAACTCCAAGCTCAAAGTGAAGCTGCTGCTCAACAAGAGCAACAGATGCTAGCGCAACAACAAGCACCACAGCTGGCTGCTGTTGAACAAAAGCGTGAACAAGCTGCCATGCAAATGGCGCAACAAGAACAAACACAAATCCCTGAACCACCACAACCACCAACAGCATGAGTGAAACACTTACGATGAATGAAACACCTGCTGATCAGCCAGAATTTAATGCTGATGAGCAAGACTCCCTGCAGGTTGCTGAGTCTCTTGAGGGTGGAGAGCAACCGCTACTCGCTGGTAAGTTCAAAGATCAAAGCGAGTTAGAAAAAGCATATCTTGAACTACAAACTAAGCTTGGAGAGCCACGTGATGAAGTACAAACCACCGACGACGAAGGCGAGCCAGCAGAACAAGAGTCAGTCGAAGAAGACAACGAAGTAGATGAAGACTCTTCTCAAGAAACTCTTTCTCAAGCTCAGGCTGATGCCTTGTTTGAGATGGTTGGAGGTAAGGCTGCATACAAGTCCATGATTGATTGGGCAGGTCAGAACCTTTCCCCAGAGGAGGTTGCTATGTATGATTCTGTCATGGATAGAGGAGATCCTAACTCTGTTTTCTTTGCTGTTCAAGCATTGTTTAATGAGTACTCTAATCAGGTAGGTGAAGACGGTCAGTTGTTGACTGGTCGCACTGCACCTGATAGTTCAAGTAGTTTCCGTAGTCAACAGGAACTAGTACAAGCTATGGCTGATCCCCGTTATGATCGGGATCCTGCATACCGCCAAGAGGTTATGCGTAAACTTGAAAACTCTGACGTTCAATTCTGATGACTGTTACCACCAACGATCGCGGACAACAAAACCTCTTTGCTAAAGAACCCACCATGTACACTGACGACAACTACACTGTGACTCATAACGAAAAAGCTGAGATGCTTAACGGTCGCCTAGCTATGCTGGGTGTGATGGCTGCGCTTGGAGCGTACGCACTAACTGGTCAAATTATCCCTGGAGTTTGGTAATGGCTTGCGGTAAAAAACACGGAGGCGGTAAGAAAAAGTAATGCCTAAAGGTCTCTACGCTAACATCCACGCAAAACGAATGCGTATCAAACAAGGTTCGGGAGAAAAGATGCGGAAACCTGGAAGCCCTGGTGCTCCCACCGCAGCTAACTTCAAGCGATCCGCTAAAACTGCTAAGAAAAAATGATTACTTGCCCTGATTGCACGCCGGCTCAACAGTATGTGTTAGAGCAACTGCAGACTCGTGCTGAAGTTACTGACAAAACTGCCCTGGCTGTGATCATGGGCAACATCGAACAAGAGTCCCACTTCCGTCCTAAGGTATGTGAGGGTGGGGCTATCGTGCCCTACGATCAGTGCCTGAGAGGTGGCTACGGGCTCGTCCAATGGACTTCCCAGCATCGTTATGATGGATTGGGCATGTTCTGCAAACAATGGCGTTGTGACCCATCCTCGTTGGAGGGTCAAACACGCTACATGATTAATGAAATGCAGTTCAGGAATGATCTTTATGCATTTCAAAACAATCACCAAACAGTTGATTACTACATGAACCACGCCTGGTATTGGTTAGGTTGGGGTATTCATGGTAAACGCACACAGTACACTTATTCTTTTTTAAACAAACTACAATGAAATCTATTATCGCTTCCGGTCTCCTCCTCGGCATGGCACACGGTGCTGCTATTGCTGGTCCTTACGTGAACGTTGAAAACAACGCTGGCTTCGTCGGCTCTGACTTCCAAGGTCACACCACTGACTTCCACGTTGGTGTTGAAGGCGCTGGTGAAGTTGGTAGCTGGTACCTCCAAGGTGGTCCTTCTGTGGTCGTGCCTGACGGTGGTGAATCTGACACCATCTTTACTGGCAAGCTTGGTGGTTCCGTCAACGCTTCTGAGAAAGTGTCTGTGTATGGTGAACTTTCTGCCGCCTTTGATGATGTCAATTCCTATGGCACCAAGGCTGGTGTGAAGTACTCCTTCTGATAAATTAAATATGTGGTGGGTGGGTCGGTAATTTCTAACTAAAAAATTTTATGGCAACTTCTGTACTTACCCGTCAGGAGTCAACCTGGGATCAGTTTTGTAACTGGGTGACTTCGACTAACAATCGTCTTTATGTTGGGTGGTTTGGTGTGTTGATGATTCCTTGTCTTCTCGCAGCTACCACCTGTTTTATTGTCGCTTTCATTGCTGCCCCTCCGGTGGACATTGATGGCATTCGTGAACCTGTTTCTGGCTCTCTTCTGTATGGCAACAACATCATCTCTGGTGCCGTCGTGCCTAGCAGTAACGCAATTGGACTACATTTGTATTCGATCTGGGAAGCCAATACCCTTGATGAGTGGCTCTACAATGGTGGACCCTATCAGCTCGTCGTGTTCCACTTCCTTATCGGTATCTTCTCTTACCTGGGACGCGAATGGGAACTTTCGTACCGACTTGGGATGAGGCCCTGGATCTTTGTTGCTTACTCTGCCCCTGTGGCTGCAGCGACTGCAGTCTTCCTTGTCTACCCATTTGGGCAAGGTTCTTTTTCAGATGGAATGCCTCTTGGCATTTCCGGTACGTTCAACTTCATGCTGGTCTTCCAGGCTGAACACAATATTCTTATGCATCCTTTCCATATGCTTGGTGTTGCCGGCGTATTTGGTGGGTCGTTGTTCTCAGCTATGCATGGTAGTCTTGTCACCTCTTCTCTTGTACGTGAAACGACTGAAAATGAAAGCCAGAACTATGGTTACAAGTTCGGTCAAGAGGAGGAGACTTATAACATTGTTGCAGCGCATGGTTACTTTGGACGGCTTATCTTCCAATATGCGTCGTTCAATAATAGCCGTTCTCTGCATTTCTTCCTTGCCGCTTGGCCCGTTGTGGGGATTTGGTTCACTTCTCTTGGCGTCAGTACTATGGCGTTTAACTTGAATGGATTCAATTTTAATCAATCTATTATTGATCGTCAGGGTCATACCATTAATACTTGGGCTGACATTCTTAACCGTGCTAACCTTGGTTTTGAGGTGATGCATGAACGGAATGCCCACAACTTCCCGCTTGATTTGGCGTCAACTGAGTCCACTCCTGTGGCTCTTACTGCTCCTACTATTGGCTAACATTATGTTTGGTTTGGGTGGAAAACAACGTACTGCTATGCAAGTACGTCGTGAAATGAATAACAAAGCAGCACAGGTTCTTCGGAAACCTACTGAAAAAAATAAAAAAGAGCTTGAGGCTCTTCGACAAGAATACAACAGCTTCTCTAAAAAGAAAAAGAAGTGATTTAATTCGTACGTTCAACCTTCGGGTCGCATGTTACCTAGTCATGGAACGGGGGCTAGGTTTATTTTGTACGAACTATGTCTATCAATCTTATTCGTTTCCTTGATAATCAGCGTCGTCGTGCTGAGCGTTATCGTGTTGATACGCTCCGCTATCGCGGTGTTGAATACAAGAAGTAATCTGGTGACTTGTGCGTGCTTAACGCACACTGGGAGGGGTTCGATTCCCCTCCTTACTTATTGGTTAGAGCCGGTACGCCGATACCTCTAGCCGTCTAGACGGTGGGATAGACCACGATAAAAACTTAATACTTCTGGATCCAGAGGAACTTGCTTAAACCTCTTTATAAAAAACAATGGCTTTTCAATCTTCTGTTAACCCCGCTCAGCTTACTCAGCTGGGTCAGGCTAACCTTGCGGGTGATACCCGCGCTCTCTATCTGAAGCTTTTCAGTGGTGAG